TCTACCATGTCTAAGGTCTAACATATCTAAAACAGCCTTAGCGTGTTCCTTAGTCTCGTTTAACCACACCCATGTAGTCTGTATACCCCTAGCCTTCTTAACGTGTTCAGGACGGTCGAACGCAATAAAGACAACATCACACTCTACTCTTGTACCATCGTCTAGTTTAAATCGTATAAAGTGTGTAGGGGGTTCCTTGTTACCTTGTTTGAAGTCACCTAACTCCCCATGTATCTCCAACCAGTCTTTAATCGTAGTAGAGAACAGTTCAGAATACGTGTTACGTGCGGCAATGACACGAGAGAGGCGTACACCATAGTTCTTATGTTTCTTATCTTTAACAGGCTCTTGTTCACACATAAGGTCAAACAGTTTTAGAATACACTGGACTGTCTTACCAGAACCTAATGGCCCCATGATAAAGGAGTTTCTTGCACGGCAATCATTGAAATCTTGCAGGACTTGTCCCTGCGGCATTAAATTGTATTCAATTCTCATCTTGACCAGTCTATCTTATCGTAATTAGACTTAAATACTTCTCGACTACTTGCTGTAGACTTACGAGCATAGCTACCCTTACCACCATTGTATTCAGGGAAGTGTCTATCTCTTGTTTCTTTGTCTAACTTATGGATTATGTTTGTGCCTTTCTTTGCCATTTACCACCTACCGCATATACACGTTTCTTCTAAACAAACACACTCACTAAACATCTTCTCATCTAACACATACAGAACTTCTTTCATCGCGTATAAGTCTTTATCAATTAAAGCCGTACAAAAAGCTTCAATCAATTCGTAATCAGCATCACTCACAGGTTCATCCGTATTAAGACTTATCATTTAATTATCATCCCTTAACCAATCCTTCATTACAAGTGTTTTTGCTAATTCAAGATAAAACACCTCAGATTCACTTCTAAGCGTACTTCCTACCTCAACCCCTAGGTCACCTATAGAAATGACAATAAAGTCCTTAGAATGCCTTATATGAGCTTCTATGAGGTCTTCTACGTCAGGTCTTATCTTATGTATTGTCATAATTTTTTTTTGGGAGGGACATATATATACACATAACGCTCGCCTTCGGAGAGGGGGGGTACCATCCCTAGTCCTTGTCGTTTGCTCCACCGTCATACTTCTTGCGTTGTATGCTGACTGTGAGTCCTGTGTCCCCTGTACTGTGCTCTATGGCTTTGAGTTTTGGAGCAACATACTCTGCTATTTTTAGCCATGACGCTATAGAGTCGCGCTGATTGGCCACAGTGGGGTCTTCCTGTGCCAACTGGTCGAGTGTGTGGGCTTGCTCTGCCGCCTTCATGATGGGGTCAAAGTCTTTACCGTACATATCCTTTAGTCTATTCAGTAAGAATGCTTTGTTCTTGCCTAATGCTCCTTTGGGACGTGCCATATCGTTTGATCCTCTATATTATTTATTCCTACACCATTGATTCAATTGATCATTTTTTAACCAGATTGATCATTATTTAACCAATTATACCCTATTTGGCCCTTTTATATGAATAAAAGTGAGTTTAATCTCTATCCTTATAAGAATTCGATCTAAAAAACGATGCATACATTATTGACAGTTGTTAATATATAGATAAAATAGATGCCACACACAGAGGAGTAATACAACATGACAAACTGGATAGGCATTGAAGACTTAACCAAATACAGTGATCAGGAATTAAGGTTGCGAGTGTTAAATGATGAATACTTTTATGATCTGATCAAAAATAGAAATTGGTTATATTCAGCGGTAGATGGTCAATTCATCTATACAGATCAACAGTTCAGGCAATTAGAAAAAGCTGTTGAAGAAATACATACCGAAGTTTGGCCGCAACCTATACACATTGCTAACGGCTTTTATGTAGAGGGATAAACTCAACTGATGATTCTGCTGGGGAGTAGATGAAACACCCTTAGGGGTGTATTGAGACCCATTAAAACAACTAGGAGTAACACAACATGACACATTTTGAAATAGCTTCAAGCATTAACACTTTAATGATGATGGCTGGCACTGATATAAACGATGAGCCAAAAACAACCAGTAAATTTATGAATGCTAACTCTATAGATATTGCTTTAGATTTTGCGGTTGATACCATAATGGCGCTAATGCCAGAGCATGACAGAAAGGAAGTCTATTACCTTTTGGGTGAAGATGGGAGGGCTTCCGCAGACGGATATTTGGAGATTAAATAACTTACCTGATGAGACTAATGGGGATTAGTCGAAACGCCTTCGGGCGTAGTAAGACCCAATAAAATAAACTGGAGCAACACAACATGAAAGCAATTCAAATTAAATACTTATCAGCAACCGACACTAAAGGATCACGTTGGAAGGCATGGACTGAGGCAGGGTCAATGACCGTTGGCTATAACTACGCTTTAGACCCTAAAGAGAACGCTTTGGCACTAGCTACTGCATATTGTGAGAAATATGATTGGTCTATGCCTAAAGGAATCGGTTCAATACCTAATGGTGATTACGTAGTTACATTGGAGGTTACAGCATGAAAATTGACACGTTAGAAAAACTAGAGATATTAATGTTTGGCCTCAATGCGGGTCGCGGTTTAGAAGTGCAAATAGAGGCTGGCTCGGAAGGCTTTTTATTTTTGGGAAACTTTGAAGGCTTAGGTTTTCGCATTGATACTGGAGGCGAGATAAGCGAGTGGGTGCATAGTGATCAAGAACGCGATCTATGGATTCTTGAAGGTTGCCTTTCTAACTCTACAAAAGATGCTAAAGACTGGTTTAAACATATAAACAAAAATGAGGTGACAGCATGAGCATATCAGACATAAAGCGGAAGATTAAACACCACGAAAAACAACGCGACTACTATTCTAACGATAGAGCAAAAAAGGTCTGGCAGTCTGAGATTAACAAGTTAAAAAAACTATTAGAGGTTACACAATGAGACTAGAGAATATCGAAGCATTAAAAACACGCAACAGAAACGAGAGGGCTGAGAGATACATAGCCCTTAAAAGACACGATAAAGCCGTTAGATCAACGCATAGGACGGATATAACCGTTTCTTTCATAGCAGGTCTAACTGTGGCCGTGTTAGTCATGGGCTACCATATGCACGTAGGAGGGTTTTAACATGGGCATTAAAAACAATAAAGAGGCGTTACTTTTAGCGCATAAATTAGCCATCACAGCACCCGATGAAGACTCTTTTTATAAGGTTGCCCCAATGATTGAAGACTTAAGCAGAACCATAAACAAAAAAGAAATAAAAGAGATCATATTCGAGGCCATTGCAAAATACGCAGAAATAAAAATAAGCAACTCTCAAAGTGCTACATCTTGGAGAGATGTAAATTTAATGCCGCAAATCAGCCCAGATTATCAACGCCTAATCTCACAATGGGCATAACCCTGCCAAAGCCTCCGTCATGGGGGCTTTTTTATTTCCCTTGGTATTTTCCTCGCAAATAATCCAGACTAACTGGCATTTCATCGAACGCCCCATCATTGACTTCGTGTAACATCCAAATTCCACGCCATGACAAGTTATTATGCGGGGTAAGGTAATCCTCATCATGTTGATAAAAGATTCCTGCAAAAATACCAGTCATACGCTGACCATCCGCTCGCCTCGCAAAGCTAATAGCTCTATCTTGAACATGCCCTTGCACAGTAGACATATGCATCTTGTTTAACATCAAAGTGGGGTTAGCTACTGGCCTACCCATTATGCCACTGGTAAAGTAGTGTTGGTAGGCAATGTTATTTATAACACAACACTCCAAGAATCCATAAACCTCCCATCCCATTTCCTCTAACTGTAGGTCTTTAAAACCAATTAGCCCATCTAGTTTTGGGTCTGAATTTGCGGCTCTGGCTATGCGGTTTTCATGGTTCCCAAGGGTAAACACCATTCGAGGGTTCCATTGTTTCTTTTTATCGTGCTTTAGCTTGGCTTGCTCCTGCCTGATAGGCTCTAACAATACCTTCATTGCCGCAATCCCTGCCTCAATGTCTGCAATATACCTCCTTCCTTCGTAGCCACGCGTACCGACATCGAATGATGAAAGCGATTCCATGTCAAAAAAATCTCCTATCATAACGATAACATCTGGCTTTTTCTCTGCCGCATACAACCCTGCCCATCTTAGGTGGTCAGTAGGTGAGTTAGGTTTGACTTGAGTATCTGGAATAATTAAATGCTTCATAGAACCTCACAAAAAAACGCCCCGAAGAGCGTTATGAATTTGTTAAATCGTCTTTTGCAATGGCAAGCAAGCCGCACACTACAAGTATTGTGTAGTAAGTAATCATTCCAACCTCATTATGTCTGTGAAGCGCGATTATACTTACCTCCCATCCTTTTAGGTAATGACTTTTCTAAATAAGCGGCATACCAAAAGGTTATTCTTTCACTTCATCCGCTATCAAAAAATCAATGTACTGTTTTGCCTTGCGTAAATCCTCAATACCACCCTTATCACGCCATCGGCTGACATATTTAACCACATTTCCTTCAGCATAGCCAAGTTGGTTGCCCAAGATGTAATCAATGGGCTGTATCTCAAGGTTTTTGTAATGGCTTCCGCCTATCTGTATGTCCTTACTCATATACACCTCATTTTCCCCAAATAATTTCAGACTTATCAAACATAATTAAAGGCTCTATATCGTCAGGGTTTGGGGTTCTCCCTTTTGCAGTGCCGCCTGTCTGACATACTTTAAACTTTGCCCTATGCATAACACCATCATGGACTATTATATAACCAAACCTTCCTTCTTCTCTAAAAATAAAGTAAGACGGGAGCATGGTAGTTTGGCTGAGATGAAGAATCTCCATGTATTTAGGGACATTTAACGCACAAAATGCTTTCTTGCCGTCACCGTACCACTTACATTCTGCCCAACCAACCATGTCACCACGACTATCAGGGTCATTACCATTGTGAAACCAACCATCAAGCCTATACTTTTTAAGATTTGGTGACTGCTTGTACTGACAACCTAGTATCTTTGACATTGCCGCCAGTAACCTTTGCTCCTTTGATCTGTCTGCTGATGTTTCTCGCATCTTAATCATATTAATATCCTTTTATTATGACCCGTTTTCGCCACAGGTGGGTCAGTCCTGCTAACAGGCTACAGGAAGCCTTGGCTAGAAGGGAATATCTTCTGTGATTGGGGCAGAGTTAGATTGTACTGGCGCTGACTCTCCATCAGTGTAGAAAACTTTAACATTACCCAATATAGGAGTCTGGACACCTTTCTCTCGCTCTTCTTTGTCTACACTTTGACTGATAAAGCCGTTGTTTTCATACTGATCTTGCTCGGCAGTGTCTACAAACGTGGTAAGGTCTAGGTAAGTACCCTTTTCACCCTTATATAAACGCTCTTTGTCGATCTTTGTTACATCAATTCGTACCGATAATCCTACTTTCATTTTAAATTCTCCGTTTCATTTACAATAATATCAACGGCCTTTTGTACTTCAGCCGCCAACTTCTCTATGTACTCATCATCACGTTCCACTCTTAAGATAAGGTGGGGTATAGTTTCAGAGTACGCCATTAAATCGAACCACTTAACACCAGTAACCATCATGCAACCCATGACTTGGTGTTTATATTTGCTGATAAACGATTTATTGTTACGATGATAGCCTATCAGGTTGGAATCAGTCGGGCATTTTATCTCTAGCCCTCCCTCAAAATTGCCATCGCTATCTTTAATAATACCATCTGGACTGCAACCAAACTCTTCTGAATCGTCTAGTATAAACCCATATTCTGTAACTTCTTGCTCAGTTACAAACTCATACATCTCTCTAGCTTCAGGTTCTAGCCTTGTACCCCTTTCCATGTGCTCATTCACGTAAACAGGAGCACGAACACCAGTTAATCTCTCAGCTATCAACTCATTTATGTAACCATCAGCCTGAGAACTAGCCTTCCCTGCGGAGGTAATTAGTTTATTGAACATGGAAGCAGAGGGTCTACCCAATCTTGAGGCAAACCACTCGTCACTCCCTTGTTCGTGGTCTAGGATAATCATTTTGATTCGGCCTCATAAAACCCCTGCTCCCACTTTTCTCCGATAGTCCAGCCGTTCCAAACAAAACTAGGGACTTTAGGGGTGCCGTCCTTTTTTAAAAGGTGCAACTGTCTCAACATTACGGTTGCCCTATATATCGGAGCAAGGCGTTTTTCAGACCGATATTCTGTAAGTTCTTCATCAGTAAAAAGGTGCTTGTTGTCTCGCACAAATTTATTTAAAGACCTAAACCTGTAGTGTTTTCCTCGCTTTATGAACCACCAGTCTTTGCAATTATGGTTAGTTTCTGAAGCACCATTTAATCCATCTATGGGATTTGGTACGCCCATTAAAGCCCTTGAGATTTTTGCTCTGTATTCTGGTGTTTTTTGAATATCAGATAAAGCAACTCTAATGTTATTTTTATGCTCTTCTGTAAGCGGAATTCCCAAGCGATATTTGCCCATTGCTTGTTTAGTTTCTTCGCTGTGTTTCCATCCTTTTTTAGGCATTAGGATCTCCTCCACTCATTTTGAATCTCCTTTTGCATTCAGTGCCGCAACAGCTTTAGAGTAATGAACAGCTAACATCTCATCGACTGAGGTTGCTTTGAAGTGCTTTAGAAAGACTTTAACATCTACCCCATGCTCTTCGATTAGCCCTTTGATCTCTTTAGACTGATCCTCAGACACTACAGCATTTTGTACAGCTTGCGGCAAGTCTTCCCCTGCGTATATGTAAGCGCCTAGTCCATGCATGGCAATAGCTTTAACTAAACATCGCATACGAGCATCAGAAATGTCTCTGGATGTAGGGTTAGGAACAGCTTTATTCCTATTATCCATAACTGGTAGCCACATAGAGTGTGTTTTCTCCTTCACTGTGACCGATACATTGACTTCACAAGTACCATTCTCAAGAAAGGAAGGAGGACAGTATGTGTAGCTTGAGTCAGGGTAGTGTTCCATCAAAGTAGACCACGCCCATGCCCATGACAGGTAAGACAGGTTGCCTTTCTTCTCTACGTGTTTACTGCAATCTATTGCTGATAATGTTTTCCATGTACTCATTCTGTTTCCTCCAGTTCTTTTAAATAAGTTTTAATATTTTTTTTAAGGTTTGCTATGATGTCAGACATATCATCAAAAGAAATATCACAATAAAGTGTTGGGATTGGGAAAGATATTTGAAA